GCTAGAAAAGTTTTACCTGTACCAGCGGAACCACTGAGAACTAGGTTTTTATTTGCTTTATAAGATTTAAATACTTTTTCTTGATTTTTAGTTAAAGGATTTAACTCAGTTAGGTGCTCTAGTCTTAATTTGCTAGGTCTTTTCATTGAAGCTTATCTCCTGTTCCCAATTCCTTTTGTTGACCTCGTAGTTTTCCGATCCCTTTTGTACCAGTATAATTCTACCGCCATCCATATCAACCCTAACAGAATCAGTGATAATTCTCCCGCCATATCTGTCATAAAAAATTCCCTCGATATTTCCTTCTTTGTCTTCCTTTGGAAGCTTCTTAAATAGTTTTACTAATTCTTCTTTTCTCATTTTGTTTTTATATTATCCCGTAATCTTGGTGGCATTCCACTCTTAATTCTATTTTGTACTTCTTTCCATCCGTCACCAGCTCTTGAAAGAACTGATTTACCACCATCATGATCTATGTTTAATGTACTATAGTGTGATTGAATATGTGGATTTTTTTCTAAATATTCTACTTTACTTTCATAAGACATAATCTTTTCAAAGACTTCCTCAGTTTCAGTATTTTTAAACTCATATGTTGGCATCTAATATCTCTCCTAATCGATTATATGTTGATGGTATATCATAACATAGATAATCATATATATACCAAATTAAAAATTGTCTTGATAACTTCTGATTAAACCATGATGTATCTTTTATATATCCACGTAATTCAGTAAGTATTCTTAAGTCTTTTGTTATCCAATGATAATCAGGATATCCATGCGATATGATAGGAACATCATGCATCATACATTCAATACCAGCAGTTGTATTTTCTACAATAGCAAGTCGTGTTTTAGGTAATACACTATGTATTGATTCATATCCTGTTATCACTTGATGGCCGGCATCTTTCCATTTATCAATTTGTTTATTTAAATCTCTTATAATATGAGAAGCTTTTGTTATTCTTGGATGTAATTTAATCACTAAGTTTTCGTCTTTAAGCTTATCGATAATCATACACATCTTTTTCCAATGATTACCAAAGCCAAAGCCATTTACGGTTTCATCTTCTGGCATTTGACCTATAATAAGTATATGATCATCACGCACATCTTCACAATCTTTCCATTTTAGCAATATTGAATCGTCCCATTTATTTGCTCTCTGTTCTATTAAATCATTTACATAATTCCATTCAGTATTATCAATAACTCTATTTTTATAATTAGGTTCATTAAATGTATAGAATCCGCTGTTAGCATAACCTAATGTATCTATTTGAAAATGTTTACTTGTAGGAGCTGTGGGTTTAAAGATAATAGAATTCTCTGGCATATCAGGTTCTAAATCTCTGCATGTATGATTAAATATATGTAATTCAGCATCATCAGTTTCTGATTTTGTATAACCCATCATATCTAAGGAGTGTCTTATACTATCAGCTGCATATGCAAAATGACTTTTAAAAGTATATCGATGTTCGTGAAATTTATATCGCATTAAACCATTTTGGCACTGGCCTTTTTGTCCATACCATCGTAAATCTTTTTTGTTTTGTTTCATAGAATCTACGGTAAGATTCAACTGCGTCTTCAAGTATACATTCTGGATTTGAACCCATTGCAAGTTTAAATGGTGTCATATGCTTTTCAGGAATATTTGTTGGTATTTGTTGTAAAGCTATTCTCAATTTTATATCAGTGGAATGAACTTTACCATATCTATATGTATATTCATCACATAAAGCAATAAAATGTTGATAGTGCCATTGATAATTTGCTTTTGATTCTCTTGTCCATACTGTTGATGGATGATTAAAATGACATGCTTTATAGAGTATATTTTCTCTTTGATCGTTAAGTTTCCAGTATTGTAGCATTGCGCCTGACTTAGATGGTCTACGTTCCATAACACCATCAAGCATACGATGAACAGTTGATAGCATTTGAGCAGATTCAACAATCATTTTAACAACATGTTTGTCACATTGCTCTTGTGCTGCAATCACTGGATCATTATCTAATATAAAAATGTTCATAATATATATTATACCATACTTTAAGGTATTTGTAAACGTTTATTTTACAATAAGATTTGGAAAGGTTTCCATTACCATTTTTTTAGTAATGCCTTTATATTTCATACTTTTATCTTTTGCTGCAACTAAGAGATCTGCTTCTTCTGGATTAAGCGATTCTAAGAGATTAAGAAACAATCCTTCTCTTTTTAAAGGCTTCATTTCATTTGCGATTGGACCTTTAAAGAAATACTTAAATTGAGTATATGCTTTATTTAATACAGTATACTCATATCCTTTTGGTGCATCGTCTCTTTTAAATGATGGTGCTCCCATTGGTAATGCAGATACTATTGTCTCATCAAAATTGATCCTTAATATATCTGTAAGACCAGGTGATTTGTTTTGTTGTAAAAAGCGAACACGATCGGCTTTTTTAACGATTTTTGAAGCTTCCTCTAAAACTTCTGATACTAATTTTCTAGCCATTGTAAAATTCCTCCACGACTTCAATCAAATGATTACATCTTTTCTTTATTAAATAGTTCAACACTTTCATATTCGGTGTTTTACCTTGTTCATTAAAAGTATTTATAATAGTTTCTTGAATATTTTCTGGTATGTCAGTAAGATCAATAAGCTTTTTATTTCTTTGATAGTTACGATATACTTCGTCATCCATAGATTCTCTTAAGTTATCTGAATCTTCCAACCAAGCATCAATCCTTGTTTGTCTCAGCGGTGTTTGATTTTTTTCTGTAATAAAGGTATCATCAGCTGAAAGAACATTTGGAATCCCATCTCCTGTATCTCCTCTCATAATATGATTAAATAAATATGTTCTTGGATTCTTATCAGTTACAAACTTCTTTTGTATAGGACTATATTGTTTAACATTATTAAACTTTTGTAATTGAATAAAGTCTTTATCAGATGATATAATCATAACTGGCTCAGCCATACCAAACTCTTGTGTTTGCATTGTAAGTGTACCAATAACATCATCTGCTTCTACACCTTCTAAATGAATTACTTTATATGGCAAATAGTCTCTTATTTCATCTCTTACAGTATGTAAGATTCTAAAGATTTCAGTCCAGTCTTGTCCTGAACTATCTCTATTCTTTTTACGAGCTGCTTTATATTCTGGAAAGAATTCTTTTCTCCATGTATTCATACCATCGGCACAAATCACAAGTTGTCCATATTCTTCTCTATATCTTTTGTTGTACATACGTATACTATTAAGTATCATATGTCTTATCATGCTTTCATCATTGAGCTTTTGCACAATTATATTAGACAGCGCTATTTGGCTGTAATCAATCAGTATCATTATCTTCTGGTTCCTCGGGTGTAAACGTAAATTCTATATCGCTATCTTCTGGTTCAAATATAAATTCAGAAATTTGATGATGAGCTTCTTCGTTTAAAAGAATCATTTCTTTAATTTTAATATAAGCATTATCCATTGTTTGATGTAAACCATGTGGCATATTGTGCCAACGATTTAACATTGCGTTTATCATATTAACAATCACAAACATGTCTCTTGACTCTTGTTTGGTCTCATCTCTAAAATCCATATCCATGAGATCTGGACATACTTCACCAGTATTAATAAATTCTTCAAGCACTTCTAATAGAAAATGAGAGTTATTAACACAGTCATCACTGAGATTATTTAAGAATTCAGTGTCTTTTTGTATTTGTTTTTCTTCCTTAGTAGGAAATTGTAATATTTTTGCCATTATATATCTATTATACCATACTTTTAGTCATTTGTAAACAAGTTTTTCACACTATTTCCACCAATTCTACAATTGATAATACCATTATAATACTTCTCGCTTAAAAGGACTTCTCTTTCAAATTGCTCTTTTGTTTCAAGATAAGCGCATTCGCCTTTTGATTTACAGAGATGTATAATCTCTCTATGGAAGAAGTCTTCTCCCATCTTTTCGACATCTTGTTGTAAGTGTTTATTAGAACCGTAGTATGTACGCCAATCAGATTCAACTTTAAGCCTTTGCCGTCTCTTACGAGTTTTTGTAATAGGAAGTGTCTTTGCTTTCCAAAAAAACTTCTTTCCAATATATTTTTTTGCATTTGCTCTATTTGTTATACAGTATACAAAACCATACCAAACATCTGGAGTAAAATCTTCTGGTGGTTCGAACTTTCTTCCTTGATATAACCAATTATTCATCAAAGTTTAATTCATCCATATCATCGTCGCAAGGTTCACCACAATGAGGACAAAAGTTAATTTTAGTTTCTCTATCGTCAGGTTTAATAACAATCCTAGAATAGCAATACTCGCATTCTAAAATCATGACACTCTTTGACCAACTTCCCATTTCCAAAATTCATCGTATCCACCAATTGCTTCACCATTAATAGTGATTTGTGGAAATGTTCTTGCTGTTGGAAATTTCTCCATTAGATCTTCTCTTGTAAAATCGGTATCTAATTTCTTATATACAAATTCTGCTTCTATTCTTTCTGCCAATGCTATTGCTTTGTCACAATATGGACAATGATCTTTACCATATATCTCTATCATATTATGTTCCTGTTGATGTGCTTGTTGAAGTTGATGTTCCAGTAGATGTTGTTGTAGGTACTGTTGTTGTAGTATCATCCATGTTTTCTAGCTCTTCAATAATATCAGCTTCTGTTTGAGTTGCTGTTGATGTACCACTTAATGCTTGTCCTACTGCTGTAAGTACTGCTGCTGTTTGAGTTACCTCTGTAACATTAACTGCATTATCTGGTACTGGTGTTGATTGTTCTACTACAGGCTCTTCTGGTTCAGGATCTACCTCTTCCCAAAGGTTTCCATCCCATGCCCATAAAAAAAATAATAATGCTAATACTTCCATATTTTTCTCCTAAAAAATTATTTATAAACTTAATCCACTAAGTGTATTTTTATCTACGTCTTGTTTTACTCCACCAACAACATAAGAACTGATTTCAGTTTCTTGTGGTGCAACCTGTACGTTTCCACCTGATATCCATTTTTCTGTCCAAGGTAATGGATTCATTTGTGGTACATGATAAGGACAAGGTAAACCTAATGCTCTCATTCGTTTACATCCTATCCATTCTATATAATTGTGTAATATTGCTTCATTTAATCCAATCATTGAACCATCTTTAAAAAGATATGTCGCCCATTCTTTTTCTTGTTCAATAACATCTACAAATAATTTAACTGCTTCATCTTCCATTTGTTTTGATATTTTAACAAATGCATTATCTTCTTTTAAAAGATTACGAATCATTACAGTTGTTCCAGCTAAATG